AGGAAGTCAACGCAAAGGCGGCCGGTGGGATCGTCAACGCGTTTAAATTCCTATTTTTACGGGGCGGTGACGTCAAGATCACGCAGCTCACACCACCGCTCGACACCCTGCAGATGCCTGAACTATCGGAGCGGTCGATCACGGCGATCGCCGCGACCCTCGGGGTGCCGCGTACCATGTTGGAGGCATCGGCCGCGAACTACGCAACCGCCGACAGCGATCGACAGTCATTTTGGCGCGAGACCATCACCCCGCGGCTGGGTCTGTACGAGTCCGTCATCAATACCCAGGTCATGAGCCCGATCAAGTACGAGCTGATATTCAAACCCGAGACGCTGGATGTCTTCCAGGTCGACGAGGCGGCGCGCGCGTCCTCATTCTTGGCATATGTGCAGGGTGGCATCCCGGCACGATCCGCGGCGCAACTGTTGGGAATCGATAACCTCGACGAGTACTGGCCAGCGGAGCCCGAACAAACCGCGACACCCGAGACGGTCGAAATCCCCGACGCACCACCAACCGAGGCCGCCGGCACCACGCCGATCGTGACGGTCCCCGATGCAACCGCGAGCAAAACCGCCGGGGAGTGGGCGCTACTCTCAAAAAAAATCGAGCGTCGAATCAAAACCGGTCGTGATCCCCGCACGACGTTTGATTCGGCGCATATCACTCCCGATCAGGTGGCGTCGGTGATGGCGCGGTGCATAAAGGGAATGACCATCGTCGACCTCGAGGACGTCATCAGTGAGGTGAAGGCCACGGTCGACGACCTGACGCCCGAGGAGCGGCGACTGTACGAGCGCATCGTCGCCGACATGCAGCGCAAGGGCCAGTCGTGGGCGTCTGCAGTGGCACGGGGCGAGGTGATCGACCCGACCCTGGCGGAAATCATCAAGCCGGCACTCCAGGTCGAACTCGGGCGCACGATGACGACCGGAATCGATAACCTGGGGGTCAAGTTCGGACCGCAAATCGACCCGGCGAAAACGGGCGAGTATGTGCAGGATTGGCTGTCGGAATACGTGCCCGATCGGTCCAAAGAAATCGACGACAACTCGCGGAAAATCCTATCACGGGTCGTCGAACAATACCGCGTCACCCCGTCGATGACCAAGGACGACATTGCGTACGCACTGCGTGGGTCGTACGATCAGTCGCGGGCGATGTCGATCGCCATCACCGAAACCACCCGGGCCGCATCGCAGGCGGTCAACTCGTACCGGTCGCACCTCGGGTCGTTAGGATTCAAAACGAATCGCACCTGGGTCACCGACAACGACGACAGGGTGTGCGCGATCTGCGGACCACTGCACCTCGAGCCCGAGGAGGAGTGGCTGATTGACTACCCAGACGGACCGCCAGCTCATCCCCGATGTCGGTGTACGACGTCGATCGGGATTATACGGGAGTAGTCATGGCATCAATCGAGGTCGAGTACATCGGGCGCATCAGCGTCGCACGGATGCAAAACATGGTAGAGGCGGTCACCCTGGCGTACGCGACCGAGGTCATGAAAACCATGAGGGACGCCATCCCGCGACCACCACAGCCAGGCGCGCAAAAGTACAAATCGGAAAAGCAGCGGCGATTCGTGATGGCGGCGATCCGTCGCGGCGACATCACGGTCCCGTACCTGCGTGGCACCGGTTCTAAGCTCAACCCGTCGCACGATCTGAACGCCGCGTATCGAGTCGACAAGCTGGGAACCGAGGCCGTCCTCGCCAGTACTGCACCGTATGCGGAATACGTGGTCGGCGATAAACAGGCCCCGATCCACCAGGACCGGTGGCCGACTGCGGTCGATAGTCAGGAGGAGGTGCAACGGTCGGGCCTGATCGAGTACCTGGTACAAAAAGCTATGGAGAACGTCTGATGGATGAAACATTCACCGCACCCCAGGCCGTCGCCGATAATGCACAGCGGGCCCTCGACGTGCGGGCAACCAAGCCGGAATCACAACGCGGGATGACCCCGGTCGGGCTGGCTCGTGCCAACCAACTGGCGAACCGCGAACCGGTCAGCCTCGAGACGGTCCGACGGATGGTGGCGTATTTTGACCGCCACGAGGTGGACAAGGAGGGGTCGACATGGGATGAGCAGGGGAAGGGCTGGCAAGCGTGGAACGGATGGGGCGGGGACGAGGGACGCGCGTGGGCGCGTCGTATTTTAGAGGAGTACACTATGAACACCAAGGCATCGCGCCGACACAGTGAGTCCGACATGGAATCACTACGGACCGCAGCGCACCACGTCAAGCAAACGATGAAGTCACTCCGATCGGTCGGCTATGACGGCATGAAACCCAAAAGCATCAAGGCCCTGGACGAGTCGGTCGTCCTGACCGATCGCCAGGTCGCACTATACGACGCGATCGAGATGACGGTCGAGGAGTACGGGCTATTCGACCGCGGGATCGGCGGCAACGGTGCACACTACATCACCGCAGAGAACAACCCATTCGCAGCCGAGGGCATGGCGTGCAAAAACTGCGTTCTATTCCTGGCGAACCGGTGCGAAATCATCGACGGCGAAATCGAGGAGAACGCACTGTGTAAATTCTGGATTATTCCGGAATCAATGCTGATGATGGCGGCTCCGGTCGAGCCGGCACCAATGGAACCAATGGAACCTATGGAGGATGAGGTCGCCGCCATCGAGGACCGCGAGACCACGCCGGCGGAACGTGCCGACATGCCAGCGGGCGACTTTGTCATCCCCGAGACGCGGAACTTCCCAATCGTCACACCTGGCGACATCGACGCGGCCGTGTCGAGCTGGGGGCGGTACGAGGGCGACGTCACGTTCGAGACGTTCAAGGCCCGACTGATCGCACTGGCGGTCGCCAAGGGCCCCGAGTTCGTCGCACGACTCCCCCAGGCATGGAAGGACGAGATGGACGCAACCGCGGCACTTGACGGCAATGCGATAATAAACACAGAAGCCACGAAGGCATTCGCACGTCGATTGATGGGGCGCCAATGAACTCGAAACCATACGCAATCAAGGCGACCGCACCGTTCACCCTCGCGGGTCGCGGTGTGGTGTATGGCGGGGTCGATCTGACGGGTGACCGATTCAGTGCCGACACCGACTTCGGCGCCACGCGGTCATTCGTCGGCATGCCAGTCTACTACGACCACGCACTCGGTGGCATCAAATCGCAGATCGGGACGGTCAAGGCCTGGACCCCGATGGATGACGGCATCGATGTGCAGATCGAACTCGATCGCCGGCACGCGTATGCGGCCGATGTGATGAAGCTGGCCGAATCTGGCGCGCTGGGTCTGTCGACCGGCGCGCTCCCGCACCTCGTCGAGCGCATCGACGGGGAGATTAAGCGGTGGGTGGTGGGTGAAATCTCACTGACCCCAACCCCGGCGGAACCGCGCACCACTGCAGGGATTACGACCAAGGGAACCGCGCGCACTGCGGCGGGTATCGGTCTGACCAATACATCAGCAGCAATCAGCACAGAGGACACCATGAGCGACATCAAATCAGCAGTGAAGGCAGCCATCATCGAGCTGGCCGGCGAACCCGTAGCAGGCGGCACGATCCACACCCCAGGCGTAAAGGCAACATTGCCAGCAGCCGTCGAGATCGAATCACCATACGCATCGAATGAATACTACAACGCCCACAAGAGCTTTATGCGCGGATCGTCCGACGCTTCGGTCATGAACACACTGACCAACGCAAAGAGCGCAGCCGCATCGTTCTACAAGACGATGACCGAGGCAACCAACAACGACGGCGGATTCACCGTTCCGACCACGATTAACCGCGATATTGTCGCACGTCGTGACGAAATGTCATTTCTGGGTCAGGTGGCGTTCACCCGTGTGACCACGGAATCGTGGAAGCACATTATGCCTGCGCAATCGACCAAGGCAACTCCCGGAATCGTCGCCGAAGGCGTGACCGCAACGGCCAGCGAACCAAACCTCGCCAACTCGAAAACGATTCAACTGTACAAGGACACCCTCGAGTTCGCATTGTCCGACGAACTCCTGGCCGACACGTCGTCGAACCTCGAACAGTTCATTCAGAACGAAATCGCGCGAGCGATGGCAGTCAGTGCTAACAACTATATTGTCAACGGTTCCGGTTCTTCGCAGCCGTACGGTTTGCTGACCCGAGTCACCAACACTTTCGCATTCAGCGCAACGGCAATCACCAACGCACAAATCGTCGGTCTGAGCACAGACGTCGCTGGCGAATACCTGACCAACGGTCAGACCGGGTTCATCATGCAAAACAGCACCTGGGGCGCATTGAAGACCCTCGACCTGACCAATTACAACCGCATCACCGAGACCGTAAACGGTCAGCGGTTGGTCGAAGGCTGGCCGGTGATGTTGTCGGCACAAATCCCAGCAATTGCCACGACCAACAAGTCGATCATCTTCGGCAATTACAATTTCTACGCATTCTGTGAGCGCACCTCGGGCGTTCAAATCGAGCGCTGGCGCGACATCCGCAAGGGCCTGACGTACGTCGTGGCATCCTGGCGCTACGGTGGCGACGTGACCCAAATCGAGGCATTCGCGGTCGGCGTGCACGCGTAAGCAATCCATAGCGGTGCCGTAGAGTGTGCACGCTCTACGGCACTTTTTAGAACGGAGCCCCAACGATGAAAATCCAAATGCTGATCGGTATCGTGTTCAGGGATGGCAAAGTCAATACCCCGTACGGGCCTGGCGACATCATCGACGTCACCGAAGCCGATGCAAAACAACTCATCGCCGAAGGTGCCGCGGTTGCGATGGATGACGATCCGCAACCCGAAACCAAACCGAAGAAAACGGTCAAGGTGATCTAGTATGGCGTACGTCACCGCGGCGCAACTACGCGCATATCTGCGAATATCCTCATCCGATGACGACACGCTCCTCGGGAATGCCGCGGCACAAGCGCAACGCTACATCGAGTCGAGGACGAACCGGGTATTCGAGGCAGCAGCCGACACGACCCGCAAGTTCACCCCAGCGATGAGCTGGGATGGTGGCGACCTGACCAGTCGTCGTACGCTATCATTCGACGACGACCTGTGTGCGATCACCTCCATCACCAACGGCGACGGTACCGCGATCAACCTGTCGGACGTTGCGCTTTTACCACTCAACATACGGCCGGCGTATGCGGTGACGCTGATATCGGACACGGTAGAATGGACACACTCGGGATCGTCGCCAGTCGGGAAGGTGTCGATCGTGGGCAAGTGGGCGTATAGCCTGACTGCACCGGTTGACATTTACGAGGCCACCCTGTCACTGGCCGAGCACCTGTACAAGAGTCCCGACACGAGCGCATACACCGCGGCGGTCATGAGTTCGGACGGCGTCCCGCTGATGCCGCCGGGAATCCCCGCACGCGTGAACAGGGTGATCGCAACATACGCGAGGAGGGTGTCATGACCTGTCAGCTCGTCGCCATCGTCGACGCGGTCGCCGCGTTGAGTGTCTCGCCGATCACCCGGGTACTGCGTGGCACCACGCTCAAAAACTCCATTGCCTCGGCTGACGTCCCGCTTCGGATCATCTCCGCGGTCGGGATGCGTTCGTCGGGGATGAAACCGATGAGTATGACCTCCAGCCCACTACTGACTGCACTATGGTCCGTGACCGACCTGGCACTCATTCGGCCCGCGGGGCTGGGTATGGGTCTGCGGGATGTTGCGTTCGGGATGGAGCAATACATGGCGACCTATACCGACGTCATGCGGGGTCTGCGGTCGACCACGTGGTCACTGGACGACACGCAGTTCGCGGCGCGCGTGGTCGAGTGGCCAGCACAGTCCGGGTCGTGGTTCGATGCAGTCGTCGTCACCCACGTCGTCAAAGAAATCGTTCAATAGGAGCACATCATGCCACAGACAACAGCAGCGATCAACGGGATCGCCTCGACCGTATCAATCAAGGTCGCAGCCGGGTCGTACGTCGACATCAGCGGTTCGACCCAATCCATCGACGCCGCGACCGCAACGATCGCCAACAGTGACACCTACACCCTGGACGGTTCGGCCGCCATCATCCTCCTCGGTAAGGTGGAACCGGTCGACGTGACTGTCAACATCCTGTATACCGAGGTCACCACGACCGAGGCGTACATGATCGTTAGTGCCGCATTCGCCGCAAAGAGTGCGGTACAGGTCAAGTGGGTACCACGTGGCGCGGGCTCGGGTGCGAATACGATCGAGACCAACGCGACCGGCTACATCACATCCATCGACTACCCAGCGATTGACTCGACGAGCGCTGACGCCATCATGGCCAGCTTTACCGTTCGGTGTCCCGGCATCACATACACCGACGTCGCATAATACGGGCGTGCGGTCATGGTGGGGCGTGACCGCGTGCCAACATTTAGCCCCACCCATTTTTATACAGGAGCATCCCCACAATGCAATACACCATCGACGACAACAAACTCACGATCGGCGACCTGATCAAACTGCAGACCGCGAACAGCGACATCGCGACCATGGTCGCGATTTTGCGCAAATGTGTCGAGGTCGAGAACGGCGAATTCGAGGACGTGCCAGCGAAACACTTCCCCGTCATCGTCAAGACGATTATGGCGTCACTCAATCCACCAATGGGAAACTAAAGACGGCGCTGACCGCTCACCTGTGGGTCGGCGAGGCGGCGCCAATGCAATATATTCGGCTCGTTATGTGTCGCGACGTGTACCACTGCACCCCGGCGCAACTCGAGGAGGTGCCCTGGCGGACGATCCAGGAAGATTTATTCATGATGGGCGTCGAGCGGTCGGTACAAACGCGTCGAGGTAAAAAGTAATGGCTGAAGAGACGGTATTAATCCGATTCAAATCGGACGACGAGGTCACCAAAACGACCAAGGCAGTGAACGACGGGCTCCAGGATGTCGGCACCAACGCCGGCAAGGCGAGCTCGTCGTTCTCGGGTATGGGGTCGGTGATGACTGGCGTGATGCAGGGTATCGGCCAGGGCCTGGTCGGGATGGCGTCGCAACTCGGGGGCAAGGCGATCAGCGCGGTCACAGACTTTGTCGGCGGTGCGATCGAGGAGGCGACCGCGTGGAACTCGGTATTTGCACAGACCCAGGCGGTCATCGAGTCGACCGGTGGTGCCGCTGGCATCACTGCGGAAGAGATGGCGAACCTCGCGACAAACCTCAGCGCATCGGCTGGGGTGTCGTTATTCTCCGATGACGCCATCCTCGGGGCCCAGAACGTCCTCGCGACGTTCACCAACATCGAGGACCTGCAGTTCGCGGGAGCGACCGAGGCCATCCTCGACATGAGTCAGGCGCTGGGGATGGACCTGGATTCGGCAGCGATGCAGGTAGGCAAGGCGTTGAACGACCCGATCAAGGGTATCGCAGCACTGTCTCGGTCTGGCGTACAATTCACTGCCGATCAGGAGGCTGGCAACGTCGCCGGGGCTCAGGAGCTGATGCTGGCGGAACTGAATACCCAGTTCGGTGGATCGGCGGCGGCGGCGGTCAACACCTACGCAGGCCAGCAGGTCATACTGCAGGAGAAAATGGCGGGTATCCAGCAGACCCTCGGCGAGGCGCTGATGCCGTTGATGATGCAGTTCGGGACATTTATGTCGGATACCCTGGTTCCAATCCTGGCGGACGTGGTCGGCGGTATCGCTGACTTCATCAACGGGATGAATGAATCGGGTACCGCGTCGAGTATTTTCGACACGCTACGGAACGCGATCGCCGCGGTCCCGGGTGTGCTGGCGCTGATGGGGTCGGGCCTGCAGACCGTCGCTACATTCTTTCAACCGCTGGCCGATGCGGTTATGGGGTTGGTGAATATCATCGTACCAGCTATGGTGTCGGCGGGCGGCGCCATCATGGAGTATCTGGCATCACCCCAGGTCGCCGCATTCATTCAAACAATAACGACATTATTCGTCACACTGGCCGGCACCGTCCAGGATATCCTTGTACTGGCGTTGAACACCGCAACGATCGCCTGGGGCTATCTGGTCAGTGCATTTACAACCATGTGGCCGTATATCCAGACTATCCTCGACACATTCCTGTCGTCGGCGACTATCGTGATCGACTTCGTGACCGGTCTGCTCACCGCCCTGGGTCAGCTCGTCAAGGGTGATTTTTCGGGCGCATGGACCACGCTCAAAACAACGGTCGGCACGGCGCTGACTGACTTGTGGGGATATTTTACCAAGCTCAAAACCAACCTGACGACATTCTTCGACGAGGTCAAGCCCGAGGTCATCAAACTCGGGACGACGATGATTCAGGGTATCGCCGACGGCATTAAAAGCGGTGCGTCCTGGATCAAGGACGCACTGCTGGCGGCCGCTCGCGATGCGTGGTCAGCGGTGACGGCGTGGTTCAGTGGCCAGGGTGCAGACAGTGGCGGCGATGGTGGCGAGGGTGGCAACGATACGCGCGGACGATCTGCGACGGCTGGCGGCCGCGTCAATTCAAACGGGGTCGTCTATAACCTAACCATGCACGCGTCATACGCTGGCGGTCAGTCCGAATCGTCCCTTATTAATGACGCACGTGCCTGGATGATGACGCTGGGGGCGGAATAATGATTCTACAAATGATTCGCGGATCGTACACCTGGCAATTCAACGTAGAGAACGGCGGATACTCGGGGGCGACGGTGTACGTGACCGGGGCGATCAACTGGGGCGAGCCGCCGATCACCCGTATCACGCAGCGCGGACCGTTCCAAAACGGCGACACCGACATCGACTACCGACTCAACCCTCGCGTCATCAATCTCCCCATCATCGTACCGGCGTCTTCGTATGACGAAATGATGAACGAGCGCGAGAAGCTGATGCAGATGTTCAAACCGGGGAACGATACCATCATCCTCGAGCACGTTATTAACGAGACATCGGCGCCAGCGTTCCAGACTCGTCGACGTATCGCACTAAAGGTCGCCGGCGGTCTGCAGATGGACACGCTCCCGGGCGAGTTTAACATCCGCACGGTCGTACAACTGCGGGCAGCCGACCCGACCTGGTACGATGCTAATCAGAAAACGCTACAACTGACGAATACCATATTCGGTACACCGACACCG